ACAGGCTTAGGTTGTGGTAAACCCAAGGTTGTTCCCACTGGACTCTCATGTTTCTCAGGAAATAAGCCTGAATATTTTATTTGGTTGATCATACCAATATTTATACCCAATAAAAAAGCACTCCGAAGAGTGCTTTTTTTCCTTCCCATCCCTGGGGTGGATTCTCTGATTAGGAGAATGACAAGTTTTGAACAGCAATCTCGCCAACATAGTCAGCGGCGTTACCGAAAGAACTTGCAGTGTTTGTCAACTCTACGAAGCCATAACGAGTCATAAATGACACGACTGGTTCGAATGTTGATGGGTCAAGAACCACACCAGAACTCATTAGAGGAATGTATGGGCAATAGAATGCGGCAGCATCTGCCTCACTAGTACCTTTGTAGCCAACCAATACGTTAGCAGTGTCGCTAGCATAGGAGTTAACAAATACACGCATAGCACCGTTCAATGTACCAACAAACTTGGTGTTTGTAGGTGCTTCGAATGTGCCTTCTGTTGTGCGAGCAAACGCAGAAGTAGTTGCACTTTGCAACACTGTCAATGCGGCTGGTGAAACAACAGCCCAGTTACCTGCGCCACGACGTGTACGTTGGGCGATCAAGTTAGCTGTACGGTTGATCAACACTGCCAAAGCAGCGTGTTCGTCACCTACGAACGTAGCAGTACCAGAAACGGTAGCTTGGTTGTATGTGTACTCAACAGCAGCCAATGTGCTCAAACTCAAGAGAATCTCTTGGTCAATCTCAGCAGTGATCTCTTGTGCCAGTGCGGCCATGATTTCTGCTTCAACGTCAATACCATGCATGGCTTGTGCGTCTTGTGCAGATTCAAATGTCCAACGTGCTTGCAACTTACGTGTCTTGGCTTCAACTGCTTGCTTCAAGATTTGAACGGAAATTTGCTTGCCGCCGTTACCTTCAAGCGTTGCTGTGTTAGCGCCTGTGTAAGTTGATGTTGATGTTGTATCTTTGCCAACTGTAGAGTATGCAGTAGCAATAGTGAATGGACTCAATGCTTCTTGACCAGCTGTAACACTAGTTGCGGCAGCTGAGTTGTCAGTCAAGCTGTTGGCGTAACGCACACGTAGAGTGTGGATTTGACCAACTGGACCTGTCATTGGCTGAACGCCTACCAACTCGTTAGCAATAACTGTTGGCATTACACGACGGATAACTGGTAGAATCACACGGTTTAATGTAGCGATGTTGCCAGATGCTGTGGAACCAGCACTTGCGTTTTCTTTCAAGTACTTACGTGTATTCTCAAGAATAACGTTCATACTAGTGCGCTTAGAACCATTTAGACCTTCGAGCAATGCTTCCTTGGTCTCGTCCCAGCGACCTTCTAATAATTGTTGTGACATTTAATGTCTCCTTTTAAATTAATTTAACCCTGCCAAACGCTTGATGTCGATAACATTGCTAGATTCAGCACTGTCGTCTTCAATTTGGCTACGGGCAGATTTATCGCCGGTGACTGCTGACACGGATTCTGTAATCACTTTAGAGGCTTTTACAGAGCGGTCGGTTAGAACAGCCGGTAGATACTTTTCAAATGCGTTTTTCAAACGTGGAGTTTGTACGCTTTCGAGTAAATTACGCATGACATCTTGCTTCTCTTTGTTAAGAGGAGCCAGCAAATCGGCCAATGTGCTTTCACGCTCATTAGACTCTTTGATCATTCGTATTTCACGCTCTTTTGACTCATTAAGAACTTTTGCATTCCTAATAAGTTTGATGGCTTCTGCCAATTTTGCATCTTTGTTTGCAATTGTATCGTGTAATTTACGTACTTCTGCCTTCTCATTGAGATGAGTAGCACCAAATTCACTTGCGTATGCTTCAAAGATACGACGACCAAAATTGTTCTCGCGAGCAACTTTAATGTCTTCTTGTAATTGACTGAGTTCAGCCTTTAGATGACGGCTAACAGATTGGCTCATTTTCTGTGCAGATTCTGTTACGAAACGTGCTTTCAATGCTTCCAATTGGCCACGTGCTTCACGTACTAGACGAACTTTTGTTTCTACAACATCACGTTTGTCAGTTGCGAATTCTTGAATTTCGCGAGCCAATGCATGAACAATAAAGCCTTCCAATTTCTGGAGTCCTTCATTGTGCTGCTTACGATCTTTACGCAGTTCGCTAATTTCTTCAGCAAGTTTAGTAACCATAAAGTTGTTGAACTTTGTAGCACTTTCATTCATCTTGCCTTGGAACTTAACGCGATCTTCTACCAATTGTGCTTTTTCGGCAGCAACGGCTTGAATTTGCGTAGTGAGACCTTCTGTTACCATACGATCTAGGGCTTCCACCATCACTGTTTTGTCATGTTCATAGCGTTGTGCAAACTCTTCGCGGAGTTCTGCACGAGCCTGTTCACGAGCTTCAACCAGCTTGGCTTCCCAAGCTTCGTTGATCTCCTGGCGAGTTTCCTCGGTGATCAAGTCGCTATCTAGTAACGGTTTAATAGCATCTAACATGCTTATTCCTCCCTAATTTTAAGATCTTTGATCAGCTTTACTACTTCACTTTTCAAATATCTTTGTACCTTGTTGTCCGCACCGGCTTCACGTGCTACTTCCAACAGTCTATGACCATACTTCATGTTCATGAGTCCTTCATAGATTGCTGTGGGATATGCATTTGGAGCACTGGGTTGTGCAACTACATCTACAGTGACGATTTCAAAATCACTGACATGTCCTGTTCTGTCGTCGACATTTCCTGACCCACGACTTGAAACACCTAATCTAACACCGCTGTCCAACATGGTTTTAACCAGTTGTCCCATTGGCGTTGGTAATATCTTCAATTTTCCATAACCAATTGCACCGTCGCACCACATTTTATCAATCATGTGACTCACACGGTCTAGGTTAATCTTAAGATCATCTGGATGATCTACTTCTCCCAATACCGAATTGCCACTTTTAAGTTGTTCATTAATAGTGCCAACTGCTTTACGAATTTCGTGAGCAGGGTATATTCTTTCATTAGCATTGCGTTTATCACCTTCAATGCAAATTCCTTGCATGTAAAGGGTTTTACCAGAACCATCCTGAGCATCCTCACTCAGCAGTTCGACCTGCGCTTGTGAGAATGTCAAGTGTTCTTGTAGGTAACGAGCCATAATCTCTTATACTGGAGATTTAGTGTTTACGCCTGCAGCCTGTGTTGTCACTGGCTTTGGTGCGGCACCTTGTTTAGGACTTGTTGTCATGCCCATATCTTTTACAGATGGAGCAGGACGGCCTTGTGCAGTGTCACCAGTCATCTTAACTGGGGAACCTTGCATACCTTTGGCACCTGAGTTCTGTGGTACTACACTTTTGGTGTTGGCACCGTCGTCGCCCATTTTAGCAGGAGCTACTTTGGACAAACTTACAGCTTCCATCATGCCCATTTCTGGCATAATTTCAGATGTGTCATCCATTTCAATAGCGTCACCGCCAGCATCCATGTCAAATTCTTGTTCTTCTTCGCCACCTTCGCCGCCCATCATGGCTTCAAATTCAGCCATTAGTTCGTCTAATTTGTCTTCTAGGTCAACTACGCGATCTTCAATATCGCCTTCGTTGTCATGGTCGCCTTCGATGTCTTTTGTTAAATCATCACCGGCTTCTTCTGCTTCGTCGTCAAACTCAGCATCCATGTCGTCTTCTTCGCTAAGACCTTCTTCTTCAGTTTCTACGTCGGTGATCAAATCGTCAGCAGCATCGCCGTCGTTTTCCATGCCTTCGTCAACTTCTTCAGTAGTTAATTCTTCTTCTTCTTCTTCCATTAGACTTTCGTAGATTTCGCGCGATTTCTCAACAACGATATCATGGAAAAGTTCTTTAGCTTTTGCTTCTTCATCGTTAATTACGAATTCAATTAACTGTTCAAATTTTGATGTCATATTGTTTCCTCCAAAGGTTATGGCTCATGTTTACTACTTACACAAAAGTAGTAAACTGAGCATATTTAGACGTCAAAACTGGTGAATTTGACTAGATTTTAAAGGCCTGGAGGGGCGGCCGGGGGAGCATACATCCATCCACTGAACTGTGGTGTATTACTTCGTATTCGCTGTCTTACAGTTGATATACTTATGCGATATTTTTTAGCAACGTCTAACACCAGTGGGTATTCTATTCCATCAACTATAACAGGCTTAATTTTTGCTACGGCACCCAGTGAGAATTTTTTTCTTTGTTCTGATGCCCAGGCGTCATTGGCCCACAACGTTTTCATACTATTACTGTTAGCAGTCTTGTGTTTATTATTTGTTAGTATTGCCTGTTTACTTCTTCTTTCTTTTTCAACAGGTGTTGTTGCTGCCTTGCGCATAGTGGCTTTCATTTTTTCAGCCCACTCTTTGTTTTTCCAGCGATTAGTGTTACTATTGCTAATAACTATACTTCGTCTTTTCTTAAGTATCTCGTAAGTTTTGCTGTTTATTTTTGTGTAGCGGTTTTCTTGTCCGCGCTTCTTTTGGTGGCACATTGCCCAGAACGCATAGGCTAACTCGTCTGTTTGATATGCTTTCCATAGCATCCAATGGGCAACAAAATGCACTCTTGATGGGATTGATATTAAGTTATCAGGAGAATCTCTACCGCCCAGCGACTTAGGACAGATATGATGTATCTCAGGGTAATCTGATGTGTATGTGTAATGTTCTAATAATGATTTATATCTGTTAAGATACAACTCATTCACTGGTGTTGGTAGTCGCATAAATGTTATTTATGCGACGTATGCTATAACGAATATATATTATAAGCCGGCAGGAGCGGCTGGTGGGGCATACTGCTTACGGACATCTTTGAGCTTTTCTTTGTATTCAAAGCTACGAACATCTTGCATCTGACGTAGCTTGCTCAATTGTCGCAATGTCAAACGAGTCTTACGCAGCTGATTCTTTTGAGGCTGACTGTTGTCTTGAGCAACATCTTGGTAGCCTTCAGGTTCACGGTGGTAAAGTTCGTTTAAGATCATGATCTTTTATTTATGCTGTCGGTGGTGGTGGAACTGCTGTGGGTGCTGTTCCTGCACCTGCTGGTGCACCTGGCAAGGCACCTGCATCGGGTGCGCCTGCAGGAGGCATTGCTGCCAGTTCTTCACCGGTGTTGATATCTGCTTCCATGCCTGCTGGAGTGATGCCAATACTGCGTAGATCTTGTCCTTGTGTAGTACTTAACTCAGGTTGATCACGTTCTTCACGCCAGAGTTTTTCGTTCTCTACAATCTCTTCTTGACTCAATCCCAAGTAACGTTCCATCAAGAAACGCTTACTCATGTAGGGCAATTGCTCTAGTGCACCAAATGTGCTCACACGGCTGGTGTCCATTTCTGCTTGACGATAACTGGCAAAGTTCTGTGGCGGACCTAGCACAATATCAAAAATACTGTTATCGATGTTAAAACCACGCCATTTCATGAACATCTTGAATTCATCATCAAGTTTTTGCATGATTAAACGCTGTAAACGTTCGCAATACTGGTTGAATCTATACTCTTGTATCAGTGCTGTGCCTACTTTTCCGTCGTTCATTGCACGGTCCGAGTCGTCGGGTCCGGTGGGCAAATAGCTTGATGGCACACGCAGGCCACGGGCCATTTTGTTGTTAAAGTACTTTAAATCATCAATTTCGCCCAGTCCTGTACCACCGGGTAGGGTGTCTACACTAGAACCACGTCCGTCTGCTGTTTGTGGGAAAAAGTAATCTTCGTTGATACTCAATGGATTGTAACTAGCATCCATCAAGTTTGCGCCGCCGCCATTCACAGTGGGAATTCTACGCTGGTGCATTTCGTTTTTAACACGCTCAACAAAGGCCATGGCCATGTGGCTGGGCATGTTGCCCACGTCAATTTTAAACACTCTACGTTCTGGAGCACGGCTCACACGATAGATCAGCACAGAGTCTTCCAGCAGTTCTTTTTGTTTGTAAACTTTGAAAATGTTTTCCAGGATACTTTGTCCAAATGGCCAAAAGTAGTCCAAGCCTTCATTCAAACTCAAATGCACCACGTGCTTGGCATCAATACAGGTTTCGTTCATGGCCTGTGCAAATCTACTGTTGCCCACAGTGCCGCCGGCACCGCCACCAGATCCGCCGCTGGGACTTGAGTAGTTGGTTTGTCCTGTACTACCTGTTGATCGGCTCACATAGTAGTCGCTGGTGGTTTTTTGTGCAATACTTAAATTTTGAAAGTTGGGGTTAATGTCACGAATAATGTACTGCTCAGGACGTTTGCCTTCTGATTCGTTCACAATCACACGACTGACTTTGACCATGTCAACCCAGTACATTTCAAATGTTTCTGGATCACGCACAAACAACTGATCGCCATACTTGATGGTGTTACGGAACAGTTTGAACATGCGCTGATCCAACTTGTTCAGTTTGGTCCATTGCTGTAACTGCTTTTTAATGATTTCTACTTCGTGATCAGTGGGAGTATCTTTGAATGTGATATCAAAGGGTGTGTTGTTATCTTCGTTGTTCTGTGTGCTGAATTCTGCAATGATGTCCAAACATGCATTGACTTCCGAATCAAGATCCATGTTTTCATACTGATTATAACGCTCAATACGATTGGGGTGACCAGAATACACTTCAGGCAGTCTACTGGCATAGTTGCGGAATGCAAAATCATTACCTGTTCCGGCGTTGCCAGTGTAGCCATTTTGGCGATCGTAGCCCGGCAGGCCA